GCAGAATCAAGTATCTTTTTCGCTCTTTCTTTCAAAATTTCTTTGGATTCGCTCATTATCTTCCTCTAAAATTTGTATTTTCTTTTTTGGTGGTCTTAAGACAGACCTGGAAAAAACTGGGGAACTAAAACTAAAAAGTATAAATATTTTTTTGATCATAATTTTTAAAGTCCCTTTCTTGGAAAATTAGTACAAAACCAAGAAAGGGAGAAAAAGATATTTTAATTATTTTTTACACTTACTACACATCTTTTTTTTGTACTTCTTTTTAGATTGTCCAGATTCATGCAATGCTATAGCTATAGCTTGCTTAGGATTTTTTACAACTGGTCCAGATTTAGAACCAGAATGTAATTTACCCTCTTTGAATTTGTCCATTTCTTCTTTCATGCGTCTATTTTTAGCTTTTTTAGGAGCAGATTTTTTTAATATAGGCATTATTTTTTCTTTCTTAATTTACTCAAAGTATTCGCTAAACGAGCCCTTTTCCCTTCTACACCTTTTTTCTTGGCAGCTTTTGCCAAAGTTTTTTTAGGTATAGTTTTACCTTTTTTAATATGCAATTCTTCTCGAAGCGCACCTTTATGTTTGATAGCATCTTGTATCCAAAACTTCTTTTTTGGAGTTGCTTTTTTCTTGCTCGCTGGCATAATTCACACTCTTTATTAAAGAATTTATTTTTTGAATTTATCACTTTGATCATACATAGCTAATCGTTCGGGATATTTCCAAGCATCGAAAGTGTGATAAATAGGCTTACCGTGAAGATTAGCCATAGCATTATGATCCTCTGATATCATTCTAGCATCTACACGTTCTTGTTTTCGTCTAGGATCCACATTCTCACGTAAGGATGCAAATAGTATTTCCATTCTTTCTCCAAAATAAAGGGGATTTTTTAGGTCCCCTTAGTAAAGCAATTGATTAAACATTCCAACAGAATATTTACAATTCAAGCAAGTTTACCTCGCCTTATTAGATTCTGTAAAGATTAATCTTTTATTTAAATATTGTTGGTGTTTATTACGCTTAAAAACAATAGAAGGTGGTACTCCCATAATTTTGTAAGCTATTTTTGTACATAATTTATTCATACGTGGCATAGCTGGCATAATAAACTCTTTATATTTAAACTTTTTTAGGAAACAGATTTTTATCACGTTGTCCACCATCTAGAGAATCCATTTGATGATCAACACCTTTTATAGTGTCATCTAATCCTTCTGGCATATAATCTCTATGTTTAGGATAGGGCTTTATCATAACTTCTTGAGGCATATTTGCTATTGCTCTCATATCATTATGAATCATTCCAGCATCTTCCATTTCCTGAGTTCTACGTGCATATTCTCCAGAATAATCACCTTCACTCATTCTGCGAGAACGAGAATATCCATCTTCTTTCATATGTTGTCCCATTCCATTATATCTATCTGATCTTGCATGCTCTAGATTCATTCGATCCATTTCTCTATCATGCTCTGTAATATGTCGAGGATCATTTCCATAATGTTTAGCAGATCTTGCATGTTTTAAATTTTTACGATCCATTTCTCTATCATGAGCCGTAGTTCTTCTTTCAGAACTGTGATGTCTTTTTGCCATTTTGGCCTTTCTATAGTAACTGCGGGACTTACCCGCAACGTTGTTCGTCTAACTACCTGAAACAGAACCATTCTCTTTCAGAGTTATTTTATAATCCAATACGTTGTTCAGCTCCAGTTGTCTCAGGTATTGGTTGTGAACTTTTTAAAGTTTCTGCATTTTGCTGTTTCAGTAAAGCTTCTTGGTTTTTTAAACTATTAGCAGTAACTAAAAGTTGTTGAATATGAGCAATATCCATTCCTTCTAATTCTTTCATTGCCTTAACAACACTTAAGAATCCAGCGTCTTGTTCTTGAATTGCTTTAGCTTTTCTTTCAACTTCAAGAGCACTATTTTCAGGAACACGGGAATATCTTTCAACACCCATACCTTCAGCCGCCAAAGTCTGAGCTTGTATAAGTTTAATTTGAGCTTCAGCTTGTTGACCTTGTAATTGTTGTTGTTGTACAAGCGCTTGCTGCTGTTGTTGTTGTTGTTTTTGTATAGCATCGATAAGTTGCTTTTTATTTTGAACAGTAGCAGATTCAAGAAGTAGATCATCAGGAATAGGAACTCCCACCTCACGTAATTGTAATAATTGTGCAAATTGCATTTGTTTTTGAGTACTTGTATTTAAACCCTCTTCCACAGTTGCATGATATTTACCAAAAGCTTTATTATAAAATTGAGGAGCGGGTTCTTTATCTTCTAAAATCTTCTTAATTTTTCCAGGAGTAAAATTTGTTTGAATTAAATCAATCATAAGTCTACCAAGAAGTTTTTGTGCATGGTCTAAATTATCAAATAACCCCTGTAAAGTGGTTAAACCAGCACCTTGTCTGAGCATAGATAAAATACCTGCTTTATCATCAATCGCACTACCTAGTAATTCTTCATTCACACCTGATATATTCTTCATTTCATTACCTAAAAGCTCAGATAGTTGAATCATAGATGGTGGAATATCTCCAGGAGCTATTTTCTGAACATCGGTCATTTGCGCTTCTTCTTTGAGGGCAAGACCTTTACCTTGTCCTTGTAAGAAGATATCTTTTGGATTAACTAATGCATTCTCTTTATATATATAACCAGAATTTATTTGAGATTCTAAAATATCTAATTCAATGATCCTGCGCCTATTATAAAGATACTGAGCATCTCGAAGTCCACGAACTACACCTTGTAAGCGATACGGATAATATGGTGATTCTGGATTATAATAAGAAAATACTGGCACAAAAGGATAATAATCGGAACCACTAGGTTGTGGTCCATGATACATTACTTTACCTTGTACAACTATAGCTAAACGAACAGTTGGAACTTCTTGTTCTATAACTGTAACTTGTGGATATAAACTTAAAAACTGTTTTAATTTTTCTTTATCTTGAGAACGCCATTCCATTGTCTCGCCAGTTTCAGTATCAACCAGCATTTGTTGAGTTCTAAAATCTCTATAATAATACTCATCGTAAGTTAATAAATCTTTCATTGAGTAATTATATGATTCTGGTAGAAATTGGAATTTTCCATCTCTTGCCGAACCTTGATCATTACCATAAAGATTAACTATTTGATCTGCATGTTCTGGTAACAAAGAAGCACATTGTCTTTTGGTTAAAAAAGTTCTTTTCCATATAGAGTTACAATCTGAGAGATCGGTTTTCTTAAAAAATGGATCTATTAAAAAACTATTGTATGAACAATTATCTACACGTATGTTACCAGAAACTGGATCTTCTCTATAATCCATCCAAACTTGTAATAAATTCATACCACCAATTAAAGAGCCTTTAAAAGCATCAGAAATGGTTTCTAAAACACCATCTTGCTGATTAATCCACATTAAGACTTTAGTGAATTGATCTGCAGTTTCTGCATCACCATTTTCTATTGGAGTAACTATAGTAGATTTACGGTTACGTCTTTGATAACCATCAATCATGTTTATAATTGGCATTATCCTATTAAAGGAAAATTGACGACGTCTATTAGCTGGTAAATTACCATACAAATCATTCCACAAAGACTGATCACCTAAATAAAATCTAAGGTCAGTATCAGCTTCAGACCAGAATGATTGATTCATGGTTATTGCTTCAGCATAAAATGTCTCCATACGTGATAATATGGGACGATCTTTTTCATCTAAATAAGAAGGAGATAAATTCGGAAAGATCATTACTTCTGTTCCTCTGTAATTCAATTAATAATTATAATTTTATAATCGAATTATAGGTTACCACAAGTAAATATATAAATTATTTTTTTGGTTTTATTTTAGCTTCTTCTTCTAGTATACGTTTGTATTTTTCAACAATAGCTTCGCATATGATATCTGATCTTGTTTTACGTGCTCTTTTAATAAATTTTTCTGTGGGATGGTAAAGTTCTTCAATAGCCATATGAGCAGCTGGATCTAAATATACAGATATTTTTACATAATTATGTACTGCCATTATTACTCCTAACATAAGAATATTTAACTAAAAACATACTAATATTTTGAATATCTAATTGTCCACAAAAAAAGGGACCGGTGATGAATCCGGTCCAATATGTAATGTAAAATAAAAAAAGAGAAAGGAGCGATTATGAATAAAATAGTAATAAATTATTTTTATATTAATACATAACTTTAATTGCCACAACAAAGCAGCATAATAATAAAACTAAAGAACATGAAAAAATTATGCAACGTAAACAATAAAAAATAAAATCATTCATATTTCTTCTATAATAATTATTTTTTTTAAAGTTTTGATCCTCTTTTATATTTTGTAATACATTTTTAACGTAAAAATTAATACCCCCACAATATACACAATAAATCATTATAGAAGGAGTAGCAGGTCCATTAATCTCAAAATCTTTAGGATTTCTATCTATAAATAATTGAGTTTCACCAAGAAAAGTGAAATTAGTATTTTCGCATCTAGGGCACGGTGAATAAACTTTTTGATTTAAAAATTCTATAAAAAAATCTTTTTCTTCTTGTGACATTATTATCTTTCTTATAATTGCTACAAATAAAAAAGATATAATGCCTTGACCCAATTATATCTTTTTTATTTGTAATTATTTAAAGAATAGAGAAGAATTCGAACTCACTTTATTTCATTAACTAGTTGTCAGTTATAATATCGCGCTTATAACCTATCTTAGTTTCTTACTTTGCACTTTGCGCGAAGTCACACAAATTAGTATTGTGTTATCTCTATTCTTAACTTGAAAATATATTATATTCCTTAAAAATACAAAAGATACAAAGTTCCTTCTATAATCGATATTCATCTTAAATCCGGTATATCATCTCTAAATATATGTGGCATATTTGAATTGCTTCCATAAACAGAATCTTGATATCTTTTATCTAATTCCTGAGCAGATAATGAATCTCTAGTTCTAGGTAAACTTAAAGCAAGATATCTCATTGTATCTGCAAAATGAGAAGACCAATCATGTAATGGTTGATTAGAGTAAACTTTTCTTTTTGAATCATAAGTTTGTCTATAATTTTCTAAAGCTTTAATCAACGGCGCACATTTTACTTCATCAATCCAAACTTTACTAAAACATGATCTAACAGCTTCAATACCGTCCATGATACTCATATCTGGAAGTGCTGACACTATCTTATTATGAACCATCTTAGTTTCGAATTTAAGACCTAATTGTTTAGCTTTTTCAATACGTGATATTCCAGTTCCCCATTCAGTTACACCTATATCATGAGGAGCGAAATGTTTACCATATGTATAAGGTTTAGAATTTATATATTGAATATAATACTCTATACCTTCTTTATTTTTTTCAAAACAATCTATGATTCTTATAGTTTGTCCAATACACTGAAAAAATATAATACATGTACTATCTCTAACTCCAATATCCCAAACAGTATTAACTTTTGCTGAAGATTCCCATGGAACTTGTCCTATTCTTCCATTTAATTTCATCTTATCTATATATTTAGAATAATATGATCCTTCTACTCCCATAGAAAAACTACAATAATATTCTTGCTGTATAAGATCATCAGATAATTCACCAGATAATCTTTCTTGTTCAATAGCCTCTAAAGGAATATGTTGTGTATCTTCTATAGTTAAATGATAAGCGAACCAATCTTGTGGGTTATTTAAAGCTATTTGAAAAAGTTCCCATGCATGATTTTTACCACGAGGAGTAGTTATAAATAATGCCCATCCATCATTAGCTGTTAATGCAGGACGCAAAAATTGATATGCTCTTGGATCTTGTAAAGCAAATTCGGAAAGTACAATACCTCTTGGGTTAGTTCCTACAAGAGAATCGAAATTATCAGATCCGAGAACTTGAATCAAACTACCATTCTTAAATCTTATTTTCATTTCAGTAGAATTAGTAGCTTCTATGAGTTCAGATGGAATGAAATCTAAAAAACGTCGTCCATCATTCATAATAGAATCCCAAAGAATCTTTCTTCCCTGAGAATATGTTGGATAGATAATAAAATAAATACCAGGAGTCTGTATAGCTTTTCTTATTGTAATATTAAATGCTACAACATCTTTACCAGCTCGACGAGGCATTATACACAAAACTCTTTTATAATCTTTATTTAAAATAGCATCACAGATTGGTATTTGATAATTACGTGGTTTAAATTTATCAAGTTTAATTCGTGTTTCTATATTCATTATTTATTTCTATTGCAGAAATTCATTTAATATTTATACCGACAAATTTTCTTTATCTTCTTCAATAGTTACACAATCTAATAAAAATTTATATATCATGATAAATTTTTCATCTTCAGGCATAAGAATGTACAAAGATTCAGCTAATTCAAAAGGAGTTTCTTGTTTTTCGGAACTAAAATTCACATCTGCATTAGCATTTACAAGAATTTTGACTGCTTCAAAATCTCTATTTATTATTGAATGATGAAGAGCATTTCTACCACGACTATCACATTGATTTATACTTGATACTGTATCACAAGATTGTTTATTCATTGATAAACAATCAAGAAATATAAAACATAAAAATAATGATAATTTCATAGTTGTTTTATTTTCCATTTTCTTCGCAATATTCACAATCTTCGCAACATTCACTTATTTCAATATCACCATCTTCACAACAAGTAGAAGAAATTTCGAAAGAATTTTGCCATATATAAAATTTATTTTTAAATAAATATAAATATATATCTATACTATTCAAATGATCATCTTCACAAATATCATCTGCATCTGACCAATAAACTAAATCACGTGCTAAATCTAAAGGACTTAATTTATCGTTATTAGTAATAGTAATATCAGCTTTCGCTTGTACTAATGATTCAACCAATCTATCATCTTGCTTTTTGACTGCAATATGTAAATCAGTATTGCCACGCTCATCTTGTTTTATATCCGGACCATTTAAGTTTATTCTATGTAAAGCATAAAAAGGCGGCATAAATAACGAAAAACATATTATTAAAAATTTATTCATAGTCTACTTTCAAGTTTAAGATTTAATGAAGAAAAAAAATTTCTAACACTTGTAAGTTTATCATCGTTACTTGCATAATCCAAAGGAGTTAATCCCTTAAGATCAGTTGCCGTTAAAAGTGCACCGCGAGATAAAAGTACTTTAACATCATTAGTATTGTCTTCTAAAACTGCCAAATGTAATGGAGTTCTTCCTAGTTCATCTTGATCATCAACTGAAATTGTAACAGATCTAAGATGTTTTTTATCCATGATTAATGTTTTAACTGGAAATTTACGTAACATACCACAAATAGAAAAACAACCTATAAAACTCAAAAACAAAAACTTAGTCTTTATTAATTTTATCTTCATTTTTTATCTTCTTTCTTAAAGGAACCAAATCAGAATTTGGTATAGTTGGAACTTCAACAAAAATAGTATTTGATTCAACAGAAGATTTTCCGGCATCAGCAACTCGGATCTTACGTAAAGTTTCTTCTTCGTTCAATTCTGTTGTTAAATCTTTAAGATAATGAGGTAAAGCCCATTTAACCATGCCAGCATCATATTTTCTTTCTATACCACCAACATAATGTATTATGCCCAACTTAGCTTTTGTATAATCTAACGCTTCACGTAAAACAGGATGTTTCTGCAAGTAATCAAAAGCTTTAGAAGGCTTTATTTGTTCTTGAGTCCAAAAAGCAATTAATGGCATGGGTCTTGTTTGTTCATCGGCCCATTCTCTCATGCGCATACATAAACGATTGATAAACTCTTCTTCTGTAGGTGCCCAACCATTCAAAACCTGCCCATATTGCTCATCGTGCAACGTTATTGGTTTTTTGGACCTTAAAGGTCGTTTAAGGCTATAATTTATATCTTTATTACTTTTTGGATTTTCTTGTTCTTGATTTATTAATTTAACTGCCTTTTTAGCAGGATTTAATCGCATTGACATATTTTTACTCACATACTTTTCACAATAATTTCTGTTTTTTCATCTACTCCATAAAATTTACACGCTGTTATTTTAGCAACTGCGCAATCATCTTTCCATAAAATACCGTTAGCAATATCACTATAAAGCTTTATTAAATTATCCAAATCAGGACGAAAAATATGTGGACGCTCATAAATATATTTTGATTTAGCTGGCCATATAAAACAAAATTTCATATCGACTTCTATCGCTCCATCAAAGAAAGATCTATTACCATGTAATTGTTTTAAAACTAAACTTAATGCTAATTTTTCTTTCTTCTGTGGATCCCAAACATGGCCTTGTGAAAATCTTGGTCTTTGGCATGCAATTGGACGACCATAGATAATATATTTATTTTCCAATTTTAATTAGCTTTCTCATAAATAACTTCATATTTTTTACTTAATAGATCCAATAATGTATCTCTAAAATATCCAGAAGGAAGTTGCATCGCTTCCAAAAATAATTTATTAAATTGTTCCGAATTTATTTTTTCACGTTCAACAGGTTTCACAACAATGTTATTTTTATTATTTTCTTCAAATTCAGTACGTCTTATTCTTTTCTTTTCATTATGTATCGCATCTAATCTAACTCGTAATTCAATATCTTCTGCTTGACGCTGTTCTATAGTTATTTTTGATACCGATGAATTATAAGACGTAGATTTATTATTTTCACCTGAGCTTCGGTTATTTTCTAACCTTTGAATCTTATAACAAATTCCAAAAAAATATGGAATTGGAGAAGATATATTTTCTTTGTTGTTGATAAATCTATATTCAGACTTTAACAATACAGATTTAGAAAATTTCTTTAATCTATCTTCTTGATCGAAATTTAATTCTAACCTCTCACTTATACGTTTAATAATATCGTCCATATTATACCTGCTCAAAATCCTAAACTTATTAGCGACTTGTAACTTGTTTTCAGAATTTTCCCATAACCCTAATTCGCTTTCAATGACATTCCCTAAATTTTTGTATGTTGTTTTGTTTTCTTTTAAGTTTTTATTTAAAACCGAACCACCTAATTGGTTTTTTTGTACGTTACTTACATAATCTAAGTTGTTATTATTAATATAATTAACCTTTTTCAATTGGGTGACATTGACTGAAGTAATGGAGGAAGTGAGAAAAAATAACGGCAAGAAATAAAGTGATAGTTTTATAATATTATTTTCTACATTGCTAAAAATTTTCTTTAATAAATTAAGGCGATAAAAATCAAGAATAAAAGATGATATTTTATACAGACATGTATCTCTATGACGATACATTGTCGAAATTAAACCTAATTTTCTTAATTTATGCATAGCTCTGATTACCGTTCTTCTATCACAATCTATAATTTCAGCTATTTTACTATGAGAAACATGTATTATTTCATATTTTGCTCTGAAATAAAACAAACAATTTAAAACTTTAATTTCGGATTTAGTTAAATTTTTTTCCATTCCTTCTATTAAATTTTTTTTTATAAAATCGACAGGAATGGAATCAGGTAAATGAAGATAATTAATCTCCTGAGCTGTAACCATATCTACAGGTAAATTTTTTATCTTATTATATTTATTGTTGACATTCTGTGTAATTAACATAGAATTATATTAGCCTTTCGGAGGAAGAATTGATTACCTTTAGAAATGCAATTAGAATCAAAAGAAAATGCATGATGTATCGATAATCTTTCATGAGTATGGAAATTTAAATTGCCTTTAGATTGAGTTTTTAGATTTTTCGTTGTTAAGTTCATATCGACGTTCTTAATATCCTTTCGGTGTCTTTTCTAATCACCTAATTACGATCTTCTGCAAAATTATAGTAATGGGAATGTGAATATAAAAAATTATGGGCAGCCGTAAAAAAGCTGCTCATTATTTTTTATTTAATACTTATTTCAAAAAAAAAAAAATATAACTAAATCTACAACTGTTAATAAATATTTATAAGTATTAATTCTGTGAAAATATCTTATTTATAAAAAAATTAAAAGTATTTTTCTATAAATTTTTTTATTTTTCTAAGAGTACAATAAGACAAATTGTTCTCTGGGTCCAAAGATAAAAGCTTTTTATAAGTTCTATACCCTAATGGTATTTTTTCACATATCTGCTTTATGCCCAAATGATTTTCCTGTCTAATTTTTTCAAGTTTGTTTTTATAAAGTGTATATGTATCTAAATCAAATGAAGAATTTTTCATATTTTTTGAACCTGGATGAACCTGTAATTTAAAATCAACATGAGTATAGCTTGTTTATAAATGTATTGCAATAACAAAAATTTTATATATAATAATTTAACGTAAAGCAATTATTAAAAACCAATCGTGAATCCATGAATCCGGATTCATGGAAATTACAATTACCTTTAGGAGTATTCTTTTATGTTCAAAAAATAAAAATGTTGATTTGCTGCTAAATAAACTTATCCCCCATAGTGGGGAAAGTTTTTCTTTATATACATATTTAATTTATTTACGAAAGAATTTAGAAGGAATAATATGAAAAAATTATTTTTAATATTCAATTTACTGTTTTCTTTATCCATATCGGCAATGGATATCTCCAAATATGAAGCGAGAAAAATAAGCCGTTCACCTGGTATGTTAAATCTGGGTGCTCATATTCTTAATGAAAGACAAAAAGCTGCGCTCCCAACTAAAAATATGAATAAATTTATTCTTAATGTAGATGGTGAGAATAAGGAAATTCCTAGTTATTTAGTTGATTCTAAATTACTTAAAGCTACTCCTGAACAACTACAAGCTTTTCAAAATGCTGGTGGTAAATTTGATATCATTAAATATGATAACGGAGAGTTTGGTATAAAAGCGATGGTTCCTGGAAAAGGTGGCGGACCAATTGGTTTTGCTATCGGTTGTTTTCTTGGATCCGCTGCAGTTGATGTGGGTGCTAATGCAGCTTTAGGTGCGATAGAAACAACTGTAGTAGCAACAGCTACAACTACAGGAGGACCTGTTGCTGGTGGAGCTACATTAATCGCATGTGAAGCAGTTAGAACTGCAGCACAACCAGCTATTAAAACTGCTAGTGTAAAAGCTGGTTTAGGCTTGGGATTAACACTTATGGTATTAATACCTTTTTAAACAATTAATAAATTATATATAAAATGCTAAAAATTGATTTACAATCTATTAAAAAAAATTGGTTTATAGTATTACCTTTAGAAATAGTATATATAGGTTTAATTATATATGGGATGATACAAACTCCTCCTTTAACTAATCCTTTTATATCTGTACTTTGTCTATTAACAGTAATACCATCTTTAATAATT